TACAACATGATATTGAAGAGATAGATAAAAAGGTTGAAGAAGTTCAACAAATGGAACTCGCAGCCAAAGACCAAATAGTTGCAAGTAAATCATTTATCTATGTTATTATTGCACTTCTTATATATTTGGTTTTTATGGTAATACCAGATATAGATGAGAAAGTTACATGGATGGAAAAAGACCTCAACTCTGTATTAGTTCAATCAGAACGATTCAAGAAATCAACCAGAGTTTTTGCGAAAGATAATCAATGTGCATCGTGCCATTTGAGCCCAGATTATCTTCTTCATAATCTATTAACTAAATATCCAAGTTTTTCTGACATTAAAGCATTCATGTCGGTTGGACATCAACGATATTATACTATGACCGCCCCGATTGCAGATGATGAATTGTTAGAAGTATATCGGGCATTGCAATGATTATGATGGGTAAAGTTGTCGTATCGATAATTTGGGCATTTTGGATGATGGCAATGTCTACTGTCGAGGGACAAGATCCAATGAAAGAAAAGCTTGGAATTGGTGTACCAAAATCAGAATACAATCCAACGTATAGTTCAACATACAATCGTGTTATAGAAAGAGGAAATGTCATTTGTGGAACCAATGATGAGTTTCCCGGCTTCTCACAGGAAATATGGAATAGTGAAGATGGTGATAGGTGGGAAGGGTTCGATGTTGATATATGTCGTGCAGTTGCCGCCGCAATGTTCGGCGATGCAGATGCAATCGAATTCACTATAGTCAATGGAAAGACTCGATTTGTATTTTTGATAGATGGTACTATAGATGTTCTCTCTGCAACAACCACGTTTACATTTACAAGGAATGTTGCAAAGAAACTGGAATTCATGCCCACAACCTACTACGATGGACAGGGTTTCATTGTAAGAAAAACTCTTGGAGTATCTTCTGCAAAACAAATGGAAGGCGCAAGGATATGTTTTAGTGGTAGTGGAACAGCTGCAAAGAACATTGCAGACTTTATGGAATTGCATGGAATACATTATATCCCTGTCGCAGTAAAACCTACCGAAAAGACAAAGAACGTATATAAAAGAGGTGACTGTGATATGTATGGTACGGATAGGTCTGGTCTTGCATCGAACAGATTAAGTTTTAATGACCCTGCTCGGCACATGATTCTACCAGAGATTATCTCAAAAGAACCATTGGGGCCAGTTGTTAAGTATGGAGATCAGAAATGGTCAGATATAGTTCGATGGACAATATATGTTCTGTTCATTGCAGAAGAAATGGGTATAAATTCAAAAAACATAGACAGTTTTAAAAATCATATAGACCCAAACATTCAGCGATTTATGGGTGAAAAAAATGGAAAAGATCATCCACATCTTGGAGCTAAACTTGGACTGAATGCTACTTGGTCATATGATATTATTAAACAAGTAGGAAATTATAAAGAAATATATGAACGAAATGTGGGGGCAAATACCCCAATAGGATTACAACGAGGTTTGAACCAACTCTATAGTCATGGAGGATTATTATACGCACCACCATTAAAGTAGGAGGTGTAGTGTGAATAAAATTAATCAATTTTCAAAAGTACCAGAAAATAGAACAGCAGTAGATAATATTCTGCGAGTCAATCACGGCAATCAAATGAGATTGAACTTGATGGCGGATGCAAAAGCCAATATCATGATTACAGTTGCATCTGTTGTGTTTTCTATTGCGATTGCAAACCTTGATAATGAATTGATACGATGGCCACTTCTAACATTTGCATTTGGTTGTTTTTTTGCACTACTCTTTGCAATATTTGCAATCATACCAAAAACAGATTATCCAAAAGATGGAACAGGAGATATTGATAGAAAATCTCCATTTTTCAACCCTTTATTTTTCGGACACTTTGCACATCTTCCAATAGAAGAGTATAAGGAAGATTATGCAGAAACTTTAATGACCGATGATTCTGTATATGATGCCATGGCCGGTGACATATATGGACAAGGTAAAGTTCTTGCACTTAGAAAATATAAATTCCTCAAGTGGTCATACATGAGTTTTCTTTTAGGGATGATGAGTGCAATTGTAATATTTGTTTTGCAAGGCCCTTTCGGAGATGTTGTTTTGGGTGGTGCATCAAATATACTTGATGTAATTATAGGTGAATTGAATTTTACTTTGGATGGAATGAAATATTTGTTGTGTCAATCTTCTTCAGTATGTAGAAGTGGAGGAATATAATGAAAGGAAATTTATGCCAGAACATGGAACTTATTTAGGAAATCCTCTACTTAAATCTGCATATGTTCATCAAGATTGGACAGAAGAACAGGTAGGTGAATATGTCCGATGTCAACAAGACCCCCTTCATTTTATATCTGAACACATAAAAATTGTTTCAGTTGATGAAGGATTAGTTGATTTTGATGTTCGGGATTATCAAGAAGAGATGATTAGCAGATTTCACAATGAAAGATTTGTGATCTGTAAAATGGCTCGTCAATCTGGTAAGTCAACTACAATCCTTGCATACCTTCTCCACTACATCCTTTTCAATGAAAACGTTTCAGTTGCAGTTCTTGCAAACAAGAAAGCAACTGCAATGGAACTTCTTGGAAGATTGCAACTTGCATACGAACATATGCCAAAGTGGTTGCAACAAGGAATTTTGATATGGAACAAAGGAAATATTGAACTGGAAAATGGCTCGAAAATTCTTGCCAGTTCTACTTCTGGTTCTGCTATTCGAGGTGGATCTTTTAATATCATTTTCTTGGATGAATTTGCCTTTGTGCCACATAACATTTCTGAAGAATTTTTCAGTTCTGTATATCCTACTATTTCTTCTGGTAAAACCACAAAAGTATTCATAGTCTCTACTCCAAACGGCATGAATCTGTTTTACAAATTGTGGACGGATGCAGAAGAAAAACTGAATGATTATTCTCCTATTTCAGTTCATTGGTCGCAAGTTCCAGACAGAGATGCAGAATGGAAAGAAAAAACGATACGGAATACTTCCGAGCGACAATTTCAACAAGAATTTGAATGTTCGTTTTTAGGAAGTTCCAATACGCTTATTTCTACCGAAAAACTCATGTCGATGCCTTACAAACAACCAATTTATCAGCATGAAGGATTGGATATCTATCAAGAACCAATATTGAACCACACATATGTTATGGTGTGTGATGTTGCAAGAGGAGTTGGATTAGATTATTCTGCATTTTCGATATTTGATGTTTCAAAACAACCTTATCGACAAGTTGGGAAGTATCGGAAAAATGACATATCACCGATGTTGTACCCTAATATAATCTTCACAACTGCACAAAAATACAACGAAGCATTTGTTTTAGTGGAAGTGAACGACATAGGACAACAAGTGGCCGATATTCTTTATCATGATATGGAATATGAAAACATGATGATGGTTACAATGCATGGTAGAAACGGACAACAAATTGGGGGAGGTTTTTCAAAGAATGTATCAATGGGAATCCGTACAACAAAACAAGTTAAACGAATTGGATGTGCAACACTCAAGGACTTAATAGAAAGAGATAATTTAATTGTAGAAGATTTTGAAACGATAAGTGAATTGACAACATTTATCGGAAAAAGTACATCATGGGAAGCAGATGATGGAGCTCATGATGATTTAGTAATGGGATGTGTCCTGTTTTCTTGGTTAGTGCAACAGCGGTACTTCAGAGAACTCACAGACCAGAATATAAGAGAAAAAATGTTTGCGGAACAAATGAAAATGATTGAGGAAGAATTAGTCCCTTTTGGATTTATTGAAGATGGTCAAGATGAAGATACTACAATTCCTGGCGATGATAATATTTGGTCACCAGCAGGAGAAGAATGGCAGAGAGAATTGTACTAGAGATATTCTTTCTTTTTAATTTCAGACTCAAATCCAAAATCATCTTCATCCATCATCTTTTCTGTAATTAATTTCATAAGAATTGCATCTATTTCCGCAACCAAATCTGGTCGAAGATTGCGAAGTTTATATAGATATTTGACGCTTTCTCTTTCAACCATTTCTTGACTGACACGAACAGATGTATAACTTCTTTTGTTTTGACTTTTGGTTTGAAGAACTAGATGTTCTGGATTAACACATTCGTTAGTTTCGCAAGTTTGATGCACCACCATGTTCTCTGCAATGTCTCCTTTATAAAGAAGATATGCAAATCTATGTGCAGGAGTTGATTTTCCAGCATAAGAAAACATTCCGTATCCCTGTTTCTGTTTAGCCGCAGTCCAGAGATGACAACCTTCTGTTTTTTTTACCTTTGCTTCAAATCGATTTATAGCTTT